GCTTGCCTTGACTGATGGATAATGAAAATTGCCCTTTGTTGCATAACAGCTCGCACAAACTGAATTTTTAATTTTTCTCAATGCTGTACCTTTAATGCAATCATAAGCAGATAGATCATAATTATAAAATGGCATTTTTTTATTTTGACTTGTTATGCCACCACCCGTCAATTCTTTTGCTTTTTTCAAAGTAAAATTATTTCTTGTTAAGTCTTTAAATATTAATCTTTCTATTTCTTTCAATGGATTGTCCCTTCATCATCTATCATACAATCTATATCTTGATGATCTATTGATAGATCAGTTTCAAAGTCAATTATTAAATCTATATCATCATCATTAAAAAATGTTTTTACAAGTGAATTTTCTTTTAATATTTCTATTGCCTCATTTACTGTTATTATTTCTCGGTGAATTTTTTTGACTGTCTCATCAATAAATAGTTCAGCTTCAATATATCCTTGCTCTTTTACCTTGCCCATAAATATTGTCTTTCTGTTTTTAATTAATTTGAATAAATTTGATTTGCTCTATTTTGTCAATAGCATTTTATATTATTTTGCTATTGACTTAGACTTATCAACATACTATATCTTGTGTTTATGAAAGCCATTCAACCACTAGATGTTGTGTCAAACAAAAAACAACCAAACTTGAAAAATTTTTATTTTTGTGGTATTTTTGCAACAGACGAAAAAAAGCTAAAAGCTGAAGGCTCAAGCGTGAAAAAAGCTAAAAGCTGAAGGCTCAAGCGTGAAAAAAGCATCAAGCGAAAGGCTCAAGCGTGGGAGTACCAAAGAAACTAACCGAGAAACAAATTATTTTTGTTCACGAATTAATCAGTAACGAAGGACAGATAACGGCAACGGAAGCGGCCATACGTGCCGGTTACCCGGAGTCATCTGCAAGACAACAAGCCTCAAAACTACAGAATGTAAAATATTATCCTTTAGTTTGTGAAGAGATCAAACGTGTGCGCGAAGAAGTGCAGAAGAAATATAACGTAACAATAGATAGACACTTTAAAGAACTACAAAAAATAAGAGACGCAGCAGTCGAAAAAGAATCATATTCAGCAGCAGTCCAGGCAGAAGTTGCGCGTGGTAAAGCGGCAGGATTATACATCAATGAAATGCATGTCAAACATGGTAAAATAGACCAACTCACAGACGCAGAAGTACAAGAAAGAATATCTGATTTGATGAGTAAGATGAACGTAATAGAAGTTGATTCAGAAGAAGTTAAAGACTAACTATTCTGGGTCATTCACACCCTTTTTGATGTAGTCTAAGAACCATGGGTTATCTCTAAACACACCCATCAAATAATTGGTAAGTTGATTTACAGTCAACTCTTCAGCATTATCCTCTTTCAAAGGTCCTTCAGCTTGGTTAAGCCCGGATCCGTAAACGCATGCATGCAACACTTCGTGCAACAAAGTATTGCTGCGCTCTTGGCCACATAAATCATGTTGTATCTGAATAAGTCCTTCTCTAGCTTTATAATGTCCGTAACAATCTGTAAGATTATCTGTCTTAAAATCTGGTGCAATCCATTCAATTTTTAGATCTCTATACCCTATCTTGACTGCTTCCGGGAACCCTTTAGGGGTATTAACTTTCTTTGGTTTAGTTTTCGTGACTTTCATATCAAATACTATAATGGATATTTCGACTACTTTCTAGAATATTTTTTGGTTTTTTAATTGTTATACGTAAAATGTCACTATGTAGTTACTACAATTACTACAAAGTTACTACATTTTACACTATCTATATTATTGATATTATTATATTTTATACTTTTGTAGTAAGTGTAGTAGGTGTAGAAGGGTCTACTCAGTAAAAAAATATTTTTTATAACTACTCAAGATATCCCTTATACGTTGTCCGTTAACCGTTGTCCATCGTCCCTTGAACCTTGCCCCTTAACCTTCGATAAAAGTCACCGGACACCGATATACGTTCCATTTTCCGCTCGTTTTCGGCCTCTAATTTTCGAACGGTGCTCTTTACCGACTCTTTAGCGCCCATATCACGCTCTGTAGTAGCCTCAATCCACCGTATATCGCCTGCTGTCAGTGGTTTGCGAGCCATCAATCGTTCAATCCGTAATGATACCACAGGTCACTAACCTGGTCGCGCAGTATTTGTATCTCAGATGAGCACCAATTAACGTCAAGATATCTGTATTGATTAACCGACATCGATGTTAGTAGCACCATGATTGCGAATAAGAATAATGTTTTCATTGTTTCCCCTTCAGTTTTGCGTTGGTACTCTTATAATAACCATTTGAACACTTATCGGAACAATATTTTTTCGATTTCTGCCAACGGGTTATAGTGAACTCACCGTCACACTTTAGACATTTTCGTGTATCTATAATCATCTTTCTAACTTTCTTACGCTATCCTGCCCCGGGTTTTCATGCCAAGCATTGCCGCATTACTAAAGCCGGAGCCAGGATAATTATACAGCTTTTGTGGTGGGACTACTCTCGGCACCCACATGTTTCACAAGTTAATGAAAGTTATCAAAAATTGCTACTTCAACTAACTAAGCATACCTCAGACATTTGTCCATACTTCCGCTTCGTCATACGTTACAACTTAACTAAATCGTTGTTCCGTCACACAACATAATAAGTAATTAGTTTATTATGTGCTGTTACTATCCTATATAATGCTATTGTTTGAGTTTGTCAAGTATCTTTTTATCTTTTTTTTCCTTGACCACGATATTTTTTAAAGTTGCGTCGTTTGTGTTTATTTTTAGGACGCGAGCGTATGCTGTTGCCAATGCTCGTACGTTTCTTTGGCCCACGAGTGTGTTCGTAATGTGCTTTAGCTTTCCTCATTGTCCATTCCCATTACACCACCTAGACGCGCAAAGAATGCTTCGCTCTCCAGGTTTTTTTCTCTAGCTTTCATTGTCCTTTGTTCGTTGAGCCTTGACAAATGTCCTTTAAATATTCTTCTAATATCATCGGGTAAGTAATCACGATCTAAAAACAATTCGATCTTTCTCATTCTAGTATACAACGGTATCATATTACAGCTCCTGGATTACAATTATCAAACGATATTTTTCTTTAGCACCTATAATATTATTCGGCACAAGATCAATCTTTTTTATATCAAACGACGTGTTTGGTTTAGAGCCAAACCCCATCGGTACAGCAAGAGACACGCGAGCGTTCGCACCTTCCGGACTTGCGCAAAATTTTTCTAACCTCGCTACTAATTCTTTAGTTGTCCATTTAACCATTTACTTCTCCTAAATAATATTGTTCACAACGTTTCAACCATTTGTATTTGTAATCATCAAGTTTATCGCCATTCAATGTAAACATTTGCAGTGTCATACCTCTTGACGCCATCAGTATAACTCCTGCTTCCATCTTCGTTTTATACAATGCGTCATGCGCCATGATGTACGCTGCAAGCTGTATAAAATAGTCTTCGATCCATTCATTTTTTTTAGGTTTATTTGTTTGTTTAAAATCAATAACTGCTGGCTGTCCGCGCCAAACTCCTGTACAATCGGCCGTGCCACCATAGAATGTGGGGTAGAAAAGGGGGATTTCGGTGCCCCAATATTCATCCATTGATGGCAAGGCATTCCTAACGATTAGTTGTGCCATTCGCTTGGCTATGATACCAATATTTGTTTGGTCATCGTAGCCGAGCCCTTTTATATGACACTCGAGGAATTTGTGCATAGCTGTACCTACAGACGCCGCTTGGTTTTTAACCGCCTCCGCCTCCGTTTCGCCAACTCGCTCTTTCCACCTAAGTAAACCTTCTTTATCTTTTTGACTTTTGGTGGCGGAGATGATGGTTGTAACAGACGGAAGAAACTTTCCTTCGCCTTCGTAATGACGTTTGCCATTAATTGTTTTACGTTTAACATCCCCGTAAGAATATCTTTCTGTTATTAACGACTTTGGTTCGTTACTTTTTTGCATGACCATTCAGCTTTAGTTTCTTAACTTTTTCTTTTGCTAAATGTTCAATGAGTTTTGCCAATGAAAAGGACACGCCCAAATCATCCGACAGTTTTTCTTTTATTAAATTAAGTTCTTTGTACGCTGTTTTTGAAATAGAAACAGACG